ATAAGACATTTGGGAGTTCCAATATCTTATATTTATTTTAATACCCCCTGCCAGGGTCGAACTGGCACGAACAAGTCAACGCTTTTTAAGAGCGTAGCGGCTACCGATTACGCCAAGGGGGCTTGTGTATGAGATCATTATAATATAATGATCAAATGCTCGCCAAGGGAATTGAACCCTTCTCCGCCAAATTATGAGTTTGGAGCATTCTACCAGATTGCTAGACGAGCATAAAAGTTGCCTTAAGACAACCTATAAGACTTATATGTGGTCTTGAATCAACAACCTTCTTCGTGATCTGTATGTATTCGAATCAGGTCGTCAACTTCTTTACATTTGCCATAAGGAATCATTATAGCATCTCCATATTCGCTAGTAATGATGAAAGACTCTCCATTTTCTACTCTCTCTAGTAGATTATCAAAGTCTTCTTGAAATTCTTCTACGGTAAACTTTTCCATTCTTCAAAAAGGATTGGAATATGCGAGACAATCATCACTTACCTGTGTGCGAACCACTTCCAGTATACTCATAAACTGGTCAATAGATTCACATTCTACAATCTTCTCCCCGCCTTCATTGGAATAGAGGTAAAATTTACGTGCTAGAGTATCTACAACGCAACGGGACAGGAACTCTTCGGTAGGCATTCGGTCTTGTGTTGATTACCTCGTTATTGTAGGGCATCTGGAGGCAGATGTCAAGGGGATTCGATCACGATTCTTGCATTTCCATTTACGTTTCCACCAGGACCTCTGTTGGGATCTCCAGGATTAGCAAATGTTGATGTAGAACCACCACTTACATAAGATGGATTTATGTATCCAGATCCACCACCGCCACCAGAAGCAGCACGAGTTCCTGAACCATAGTCATCACCACCACCGCCGCCACCGCCACCGTAGTATCCGCCGCCGCCGCCGCCTCCGCCAGACCAGTTGGGATAGGATCCAGAACCTTGTCCACCAGTTCCACCCTGCAATGCCGATCCAGGAGATGCACCAGGAGATCCAGAACCTGAACCACCACCACCAGCACCACCCTGTGTGCCACCAGAACCTCCACTAGATCCAGTCACACTATCAGGTGAGTTTCCACCATTACCACCCGATGGACCTCCTCCAGCACCGCCAGGGGCATTTCCAGATCCACCAACAGGAGGGGCACCACCGCCACCACCACCAGCGATCATAATAGAACTTGGTTGAGATGCTGCTGGGCCATAAAACATTCCAGCATATCCACCGCCACGTTCACCACGATTTGATCCACTCCCACTTCCAGGATTTGAAGGACCTCCACCAGTGTTTAATGAGATAGTATAAGTTTGACCAGATGAAAATGAAATAGAACCAGTAGAATATCCACCTTGTCCACCATATCCATCACCTTGTCCACCTTGTCCCCACATCTTAACTGTGGTGCTAAAAGATCTTTGTGCAACTAATGTGTAAGATGTTTGTGTTCCTCCATCTAAAATCAATGCTCCATTTGAAGATAGAATCCATTCTGTGATTCCACTTACTGATGGGGAAACGGTAAAATCTATTAAAGAAGAACCTGATGTAAATCCAAATGCTCTTGCACTCAATGATGATATTGTTCCAAGAATAGGCATAATATTAAGCGAACTTGGTTATTGAAGCAAAGACTGTAAATGTTGCGTCTGCTGTTTTGATAATAGTGTAGACATAGGTATTCACGGCACTTGCAAATCCAGAACTTGGAGCAGTGCCACCTTGCCATTTTGGTGATATTGTTGATCCATCTACCTTAAATGTACTTGCAAGACGTGCTGTTGATTGTGTGCTTAAAACAGTCACAGTTACACTTTTACCTACTGGTAGAATCGCATTTAAACTTGTTGATGCATTTCCTCTAACATTAAAAGTCCAATCTGCGCCAGCATTTGCAGTATAATAAAATAAGGTTCCAGAAAGAATATCGAGATCAATCGTTCCAGTTAATGCTGTTGAAGATAGATTTACGTTTTCAAAAAGTTGTTGAACAATACCAGTTCTTTCTAATGTAACTGTATTTGCAATACCAATATTGTTTTGAGTAAATGTAACAATACCTACAGAGTTGGTCGTAACTGTAATCGTATTTCCAGTGCTAACCGTAACATTGGAGTTTCCATTAATAATTCTGAATGGATCTGCAAAATCTATACCATCAACACCATTAAAGAATGTTGCTTTCTCGTTGAAAAAGACTGGTGTTCCATAAACAAGAGCATTTTCATCTGGAGTATTTGTGGGATCTATATTAATTTGTGCCATAACTAACCACCTCCACCAAATACACTTTTAATTAAATCTGTTCCAACAAATGTTCCATCAAATGTAATTCCACCAAAAGTTTTGGGAACTGGTGGCAAATTTCCGTCCAAAGCATCACAATTTGCAATATTAGACTTGAGATTGATTGTATTTCCTGCTTTAAGATTTATATTCTTACCAGCAACTAGGTCGATTGATTCATCGGCATCAATTGTAACTTTTGCACCTCTAATTCTAACCTGACCATTTTTTTCTGCAGTAATCCAAATATCTCCATTTTTTCCAGTAATAATAATATCTACACCCGTAGTTTTTGATTTCTCTCCAGCAACAATCTCAATCGTTTGATCATTGTAAATATGTAACATTCCACCTTCGGTTGAACCAATGAGAGAAACGTCTCCATTATCGGTAACACCATACAAGTTATAAATGTCGGATCCGTTAAGACCCATTTGAGGATTTGCTATATCAATTCTAAACTTTGGACCAAAACTTTGAAAGTTTCTTCCCTGCCAGTTTTGTTTGTCAAAAGGTCTTTGTTGTGCCATTTATCTTGTAATACAATCAATGTTTTGTTTAATTTCACCTTGAGGTGTAATTGGTTTCTTTTTAAGATTTCCTTTTAAGATAGCACCCTTTCCAATTTCGGATTTAATTGTAAATATTGGCGGATCCGTAACATTAGGCGATTCTATGTTGCTATTTATTGGCGTTACAGTATTGATACGTCCATCAATAGTATTGATAGTATATGAATTACCAAAGTTATCGGTGATAACGTCCTCATTGGTATAATCTTCACCTGGTTCAACAACTAAAACATCATTGATAATATATTCTATATTGGTATTAGGTGTATTAGGAGGTGTATTGGGAGGTGTTGGAGTTACTTCATCAATAGGATAGTTTTCACCTTCAGAAACAAAGTAGATTGATGTAACCTCTCCAGCATCATTAATAACAGATCTTCCAATAGCACCATACCCTTGGCCACATTCATCAGTAACTTCTATAAATGGTGGGAAGTCGTATCCAGATCCACCACTTGTAATAATTGCACCAATAATACTTCCAGTAGAACTACGTCCTTCTCCAACCAATGAACCAAATATTGGAATAGCGGAAGCACCAGATCCTTCACTACCAAAAATACTAATCTTTGTTCCACCACAATTTAATCTTGGTCCTGCATAACAAGAACTCAAAACACTTGAAAATCCAGGAGTGCCAATGCTTGGATTTAAGAAGTCCATAGATCCAATAGAACCTACTAAATCACTAATGGCACCTCCAGCAGAAAGTATAGATTGGGCAATTGAGTTTGCTTCATTTGCAGTTTTTAAGATTTGTTCAAAAGGAACTCCTGGAGCATTTTTGGCACCCTTACCAATCACCCATTGATTTGTGTTTGCATTAAAATTTGGTGCAATCTCACCACAACCTAAATCTGAAACAAGACCAGCAATACCTTCTACAGTATTACGAAGAGTATTAGCAACACTAAATCCACCAGAAATTTTAGAAACTGCATCCATTGCGGCAGATAGTCCGCTAGTAATGCCACCAATAATACTATTAATTAATGAACCAACTGCTTGATTTGCAACACAAGAAACAAAATTGGCAACATTTTCGACAACGGATTTGAGAATTGATTTAATAATGCTTCCTAATCCGTTCAATACACTGTTTGCGATACAAGATAATAACTTTTGAATATTGGAAATTGGAGGAACTAATGCTGTTTGTGCTGCAACTCCTGCTTTATGGGCAATTGAAGAACTTTTAGTTGCTGCAAAAACAGTTGAATAAACACTCTTATACAGAGCTTTAAGTCCTTTGTTTAATACTGGTGCTAGTTTTTTATAAAGACCATTTACCATACTACCGACTAAACCACTAGCAATCTTTTGAACCTTTGCAGTGATTTTATCGATCTCCAAATTAATATCTCTTTTCAGATTATCGATTGAAGTGCTAATACTTCCAACTGCCTCATTAATGCTATTAGTAATACTTTGAATTTTTTTAACTAGATTATCAATCTCCGTGGTTATTTTATTAATTGTATTATCTGGTGATGGACTTGCAGCGTTGACTGTATCTCCAATGGCACGAAAATATGAAATTTCATCAGAACCTATTTGTTTTGCCTGAGTTGGTGATACATTTCTTGGAGATTTTTGTGTTGCGGCATTTTGTTCATTGGATTCATTCTTCTTGACACGACTTCCATCATTCTTAATCTTATCGGTATATCCAGTAAATGCTTGAAATGGTCCTGCATAATCTTTTGATGGAACTTGAGAAGTTCTACCAAAGCATCCCACAATCACAGGAATCTGAGCATTATCCCCGTCCAGAAAAAATCCAAAAACAGTATCACCACCGTGAACCTTTATATTACTTGCATTATTTCCTGCACCAGTTCCTGATGTAGTTGGAAGCAAACATTGTGCCCAAGGAAGATCTTCATTCGGAAGTTCAACTTCACTGTATGGGTGATAACCCATAATACGAACCTTTGCCCTATTTCCCCAACCAGCACCATTTGCCTGCCCCCCCTGAGCATCCACAGGAGCAACCTGACCGATCCACCAAAGAAATCCGTCTCTTCCTACAAAGTTACTACGAATTAAAGAACTATCCAGCATCTTTAACTTTCCTTATTATTTTTTCCATAACGACCAAATGTGTCTCTGACCAATTTCATTGAAGTGTATGATGCATTGGAATCAAAGTGATGACACAATTCCTTAATCATATATAGACCGCTCTGGTCCTGATCATATTCCTTTCCTTCTGCTCTAGAAATCTTAGGAAACAGGCATTCAATAATGTCACCTGCTCTTAAATTAGTGTTGGAAGATACTGTCATACTTAAAGTCTGAGTGAACAAAACATTATATCTCATAATCGCTTGAGATTGATACTTAAATGGGTCAGAGTTTTCTTCTTTAGAAACATCTTTTTCCATTGTTCCAATATCTAATACCTGAGTTAAGATTCTAGAAGGAATATCGCCTAAGGTTTCTGGAGATCCTGGAGAGATCTTAGGAAGATCAATCTGTTTACCCAGATTTTTGGATTTTCCAGCATAGTCTTCGAGTTTAAATACCCCCTTTTCTGGAGGAGTAAACTCAAACGTTAATGGATTATAGAACATTCTATAACTTGAATATGTCCCTAAACGAAGTTTTTCTAAAAGATTTTGATTTCGATTGGTAACATAACTCAAAATATTAAAATCAGTATCAGTTTCTGCTGCAGATGTATTAACTTGACTATAAGTATAAGTTGCCTTTGGTTCTTGTGTGATCAACTTATCAATCGATCTAAAATGAAATCCTTCTTTAGTTTGAAAGAAAACAAATCCTGCAGTTCCATCTTCACTTGACAGTTCTGGAACTCCCTTAGATGCTAACCAAACTAAAACTGTAAATGGTTTGCGAAGATTACCTATAAATCCATATTTGTTTTGTGCTCGATCAACTGCCGCAATCCTATCGGTTTTTAAATATTCTTTAATAATATCAGTTACTGATGCATCAATCGTGGATGAGGTTGGATATTTCTTGGCAACTCTGGATGTTTCGTTTGTGATTGCTTCTCTTGATACTAGATTGAGTACAAAGGTTTCTCTCTGTGTTTCACTGATCACATTTGAGATGCTAGAAACATACAAATAATCATCTGGGTCTGTAGAAAAGTCTAATCCAGGATTAGATTCACTATTTCCAGTAATCTTTATTGAAACTCTTTCACCACCTCTTAAGGGAAGACCATTATAGATTGATTGAAGATCTCCATCAGGATTACCTTCATTATCAGAACCAGGAACAGAATCTCCACCATTAGTAACAACTAACTTTGCAGTAATCGTTGGTGAAAAGATATCTTCATAGTAATCAATAGAAACAGTTCCTAGTCTAATATCAACTGTCTTCTTTTTATCGGTTGATTCTATGAAGAGTTCTTCATATATGGACTTATTAATCGTCATTTATGTATATGCTAGTTCTAGAAGTAATCTGTGTGTCATAAGTCTATTTAACTCAATTTCACTAGAGGAAACATTGGGCATAGATTGACCTCCACCACCTTCCCCACCCATTGGAACTGGCATTTGTGGCGCTTGTGGTTGAGCAACTACAACTGTAGGTCCAGATCTTTCAGGAGTCATTGCCTGCATTTGTTGTGTTGATCCAGTTGGTGGTGCAGTGATTTTTGCAGGTGTTGTTATAGTTGTTGGTTGACCAGCAACTCCAGTAAGTGTTTTACCAATTGAAAGCATTCCAATATAAGGTCTTGGATCTATTGCCTTTCCATTAGGTCTAACTTCAAAGTGCAAGTGAATTCCAGTACTACCACCAGTACTACCAATTTCACCAATTGTTTGCCCATTGTAAGATTGACCATTCTTAACAAATACTTTTGCTAAGTGTGCAAAACGATAGATTGTATTTCCAGATTTAATGTCAACAAAATTACCATATCCACCAGGATCAAAACCAATATAATCAATTTTACCTGATTGTTTAAATGCAACATAATAACCAGGGCCTGCTGGTGCAATATCAATTCCTGCGTGTCTGTGTCCCCCTCTTGCTTCTCCAAAACTTCCAGTAATTTGTCCTGCTGCTCCGCCAGGTCTTCCTTTAAATTGATCTTGAACAGAAGTTGTGACTGCTGGTGCTGGTTTTGGTGGTGCTGGTTTTGGTGGTGTTGGAGCAGGTTTTGTTGTTGCTGGTGCATTTGGAGATCCAATCTGGTTAAAAGCTTCTTGAACATCTGAATTTTTAACCGTAGCGTAGTTTGGTGGTGGATAAAAACTTTTTCCGCTTGGAGTTGGAATTCCTGCCCACTCCTGTGCTAACCTTAGTTGAGCTTCTTTTGGATTATTTTTAACCATATCAATGGTAATTTCTTTCTTTTTTTCAATAAGTGCTATGGCCATTTTATCTTGATTTGCTGGACTAAAAAGATCTGTTGGTTTTAATCCAGCATACGCAGCCTGCCCCATAATATCCATAAATTGATATCTACCTGAAGCGCCAGATCCCCATTTTTTATAATTTTCTCTCTGAACTTTATCAGCCTCGGCAATTGTTAACTTAGAATATCCTGGATATATTCCACCAAATCTACTATCATACGATCCACCACTAGATTCTGCTTTAGATATCAAATCCAATACGGGTTTCCATTTTCCACCTCCACCTCCACCTCCACCACCAGATGGTCGTTGTGATGGTTGAGGACTGGGAGGATTGGTTTGATTTGGAGGAATTTCACCCTCTCTAGGAAGAACTCCACCTTGTGGTATTTTTGGTTTAGTAAAATCCAAAGGTTCTCTAAGAATATCCAGTGCAGCATCAAATGACCTTTCAATAGATTCAAATCCCCTGGACATTTGATTCATGGAAGATGATATATCATTTCCAATATTGGAAAATTTAAATTGGATTATGTCAGAAAAAACATTATTAAGTAAACTCCCAAATCCAGATAGTATCTGCGTTATTCCACTAACAAATCCACCTAAAGCACCAACAATTCCTCGAATTTTTCGAATCAATTGTTCGCCAAGTTTTATAATAAGTGGGAGATTGTTGAGTAACCATCCAACCATCAAGGTTCCTACAAAATCCATAATTCTTCCAAGGAATCCTTTAGTGCTATTTGCAATTACTTCTTTCTGTCTTTTAAATGCCCCACGAACACCAGATGATTCAATAATATCTTCTTGTTCTTTTCTTCTTACTGCTTCTCTTCTTCTCTGAAAAAGAACATTATCTCTTGCAATTGATTCTCGTTTAAATCTAGTACTCTTTAATAAAATCGTATTTGTTTTTAATGCAGAAGATTTTGCTTGCTTAATTCCTTTTCCCAAAGAAAAAACCGACTTTGAAATATTGGAGATATTAATTGATGATCTATATGCGGACTGTGCTACTGCCATTTTAGATCACCACGTTGTAATGAGCTTGAGAATACAGCACATAGAAATTATCTGGATTTGATGAAGAAATCGCAGGGACATTGTTTGCTACTCTACCATTACCACCAGATGGTGCAGACTGTGCTGGAGCAGGTGGAGATGGCGCCATCACAACTGTTGGTTGTGGTTCTGGTAAAGGACCAACACTCTGCATTTTCTGTTGAGATTCTTGAGATTTCAAAGGTTGAATCTGTGCTTGATTGGAAAATACTGAAGAATAATCTGTAGGTTGACCTTGTGGAGTTACTGCTGCTGCTTGACTATCTGCTCCAGATTCTCCTGCCACTGGAGCAATATTCATAGTTCCAAACTCTGGTGGTTTTGAAAAATCTTGAGACTCTTTGTTTTCAGATTCTTTAGGTGTTGCTGGAGTTTTTGCTGGTTTTTTGTTTTCGTTCTTTCCTAGAAAAGTTCCCTCAAAAGCACCAAACTCTCTGGCAACATCTAATCCTATAGCAGGCCATCCAAGTAATGGTACTGCAGAAGCAGCAGATAAAGATCCACCAACCATATCACCCTGAGAATATCTGTAACCAGCAATACCCAAACTAATTGGGGCCAAAAGTTTTGATCCAAAACCTAAAGCTCCCTTAAATAGATTTTTACTACCTTTTAGTCCTGCTTCTGCACCAGTTTCAAGAATTTCTGCCCCTGCTTTTGCTTCCGCTCCAGCAACTGTTGCCCCTGCTTTTACTTCCGCTGCTCCAACTTTTGCTCCTGCTTCTGCTGTTGTTTCTGCAGCAGATGCTGAAGCACTTGCTGACACTTTAGGTGGTGGAGTAGGTGGTTTGACAATATTCAATAATCCCTTTCCAGCGTCTTTAACCGCATTAATTAATGCTACAACTGGTTTAAGAAAAAGACCACCAACAACACTAGAAGTTATTTTAGCAACGACTCTTGTTGAGGCATTTAATAAAGCAGATAATCCACCATTAATCGCTAATAATATTCCACCAACAACACCAAGATTTTTTATTACATTACTTTTAATTTCTTCTAATCGTTTACTATTTTTTGTAATTAATGCTTGTATTACTTGAATGCTTTGATTTGCTATCCAACCACTCAATAAAATAGTAAAGAACTGTCCTACCTTATCTAATGTAAATTTTGCTTTCGCTGCAATTTTTGCCACAGGAGAAATCAATGCAGATTGCATTTTTTTCTCAATTATACTTTCTTTTCCTTCCCTTAACTGCTGTTGTGCTAATATTCGTTCTTGATTCTGGTTTTGTAACTCTCTTCGTTTATCTAGAGCACTGTCATTTGCAATCGAAACACCAATCTGTTGAAGTGCTGCACTTAAAGACATTATCTGCTGAGACATTCCAGATATCTGGTTTGAAACAGATGTAAGTGCTAATTCATTTCTTGTTAATATACCTATAGTTTGTGGATCTGGTCCAGAAGGAGCAGCGGCACGAGGATTTCTACCAAAAACACTAGAGGAGACCGTGGATCTGGCAACTCTTATTCCACCTAGTATTGGTGATGAAAACTCAGCCATTTGATATGCCGCTCTTTAGATTTTCTTCTTCAATATACTGTTGAAGAAGAGAAAGATAAATCTCCCTCTCCCAAGGTATCATATTTTCTAACTCTGTCAAACTATATTTATGATGTTGCATCAAGGCAAAATTAACTTTATAGTATGACGCAAGATCCTCATGCGCCATACTTACGCGAAAAAAGCAGATAAACCCTCCAAAACTACTTCACTTTCAACATTTGTTTTTGGATTTTTGATTTTAATGCTGTGAGAAAGTTTTGGCATCGTATCAAAGAACTTTTCAATTTCTTTGAATTGTTTGGAACTTAGTTGCTCAAGAAACTCATTTAGTTCTTTTTTAGTGCAATCAGCGGCAGACCAAGATTCTTCTTCAGAGTAAACTTGCTCAATGCATGAAGAAATCAAGTCAAAAGTTTCATCAACTCCAATATTTCCTCCCATAGAGAAGTTGTTTTTAATAAACTCATTCATTGATGGATACTTCATTCTAAGAACTAAAGTATCATCAAGTTTAATATCTCTAGAATGCTCTTCAGAAACTTGAACTTGAATTTCGTCGAGATTGATTGTAGTCGGAACCTGAGTCTCATTATCATCTGGGCAGGTTACAAGAACTTCTACTTCTTCACCTACAGATTTGCCACGAATGTTTAGGAAGAGATACTCAATATCAAATGTGGAAAGTTCGTCTACTTTAACGCCTTTTGTGAGAATACAATTTGATATTACGTTCTTAACTGAATTTGCAATCTGATTGGAATCTTCACTTTCCATTGCAATAATAAGGATCTTTTCTTCTTTAACCAGAAAAGGACGATATTTAACTTTCTTTTTGGATGATGGCACTTCCAACTCATATGTTGGTGTTGCAATTTTTGGTAAAGGCATAATAACCTATAGAATTCATATATTTTTATTTAGAGAGTTCTACGAGATCCAATTACATCATTAACTTGTGGATTATTTGAATTATTTGAAATTGGACCACCAATACCTCTTGGACGAGGATCATCTAGTCTACCTGTACCGACATTTAGATTTCTCCAAATCATTTCGTCCCTTCCTGTTGCAAGACGAGTTGATGTATCTGCACCCGTTCCATCTCTTCTTTCCCTATCCGCAACAGCATTCTTATTATTATCAATGTCATTATAAATGTCAAAACTTAAGGTTTTTCCAGAAACGTATCTTTCATAACTAAATGATGCACTTGCTTTTAAAATATCAGATGCTCCGTATTGAACTAAAATGGAGTTTAATGAAAGTGGAAATAAACCATAGAAAGTATATTCAATCTCGCGTCTATAATCTCTATCAAATTTAATAATCTTAGTTTGATTTGTTTTATATTGTTCTGGGTATCTCATCCTAAAGTAATATCCTTCATTGTATGGAGATGCCTGAGATCCACTGGAAATATATTCCATCCAATGCTCTAAGAACTTAAGTGCTTTATATCCACTGTCAACATAAAACTCAAGATCAATCTGAGTAAATTGGCGAGTGTGTGCCATCTTCTCAGCAACACCCATATAGTTTCCTACAATATCTGTCGTTGCAAAAGAACTTCCAGGTAAGGATGCAGAATTGCACAATAAACCAATACTTTCACCAATGAATCTTGAACCAATGCCACGATAGGCAAGATGACTCCTAAGACCAGCAGGAAGGCCACCAAACACAACTTGATAATGTGAAGTTTGTGCCAGATCTGTGATTAGAGGTTTAAATTGTGATATTTTACGCGGAATAGGCACTCTAAATACCTTTTATGAGTCTTATTGTTAAGTATTTAGATGTCATATAAAGGAAAATATCAACCCAGCAATCCCAAAAAATATAAAGGTGACCCAACCAATATAATTTACAGATCTTTATGGGAACGAAAATTTATGGTTTATTGTGATTCAAATCAGAATATTTTGGAATGGGGTAGTGAAGAACTGGCATTGCCATATAGATCACCAATAGACAATAAGATTCATAGATATTTTCCTGATTTTTATATTAAGGTCAAAGAAAGCACTGGACAGATTAAAAAATATCTAATAGAAATCAAACCAAAGAAACAGACAATAGAACCAATACCACAAAAAAGAAAGACAAAAGGATATATCTATGAGGTTTATGAGTATGCTAAGAATCAAGCAAAGTGGAAAGCAGCACAGGAGTTTTGTGAAGATCGTCAATGGGAGTTTAAAGTTCTTACAGAAGATGACCTTTTTGGGTATAAATAATGCCAAGAAAGACTCTTAAACAAATTAAAGTAGAGCAGCAGGGACAAAAAAAACAAGTAACAGATACTGATTTAAATGTTAATCGTGTCAGAAGTGTTGCTGAAAATCTAATTGGGAATGAAGATCCAGATGATTTAATGTTAGAACTTTTAGATGTACTAGAAGAAAGTGGGAAGATGCCTAGTTCTGGTAAGTTTTATATCTTTGTTTATAGACCAAAGACTCCAAATATTACATATGATCAAAATCCATTGGTTGCCGTAACTGATATTTTTCAGTGGGGATTTAGAGGAATCAACTTTCATTGGGGACAAACTCGTCAATATACATGGGATGAAATTCCTGGATCCATTTATGAAGTATATAAATCTGAACTCAAAGATCTGGAAATGATACCTTTTGCAAAAATACGAATAAATAACTAAAAAAGTATAAATGGCAGATCCAATCTTAGGATTTACATTAGCACAAAATGGAGTCAATCTAGCATCTCAGGCATCCAATGCTCTGAGTAGTGGAGCGAAAGGTCCTATTGAAAATGCATTTAGATATCCTCTTAAAGCATTAGATAATACAACAGATTATCTAAGCATTAAAATCTTTGAATATGTGCTTCCAGCAGGTGGATCTCAGTTTAGTATTGGTACTGCTGCTAATAGTTTTGCAGATTCTAAAATTCAGGCACCAAATTTTAGTCAAACTCTTTCAAAATCAAATATTTCCCCACAATTTTATATTACACTTCCAATACCACAAAATATTACAGATTCAACTTCCGTAACTTGGGGTGAAGATACTATAAATCCTCTTACAGCTGCTGGAGTTGGTGTTGCTGCAGAAGTTCTAAAAAATCCAGCGGAAGCTGGGCAGAAAACAATTAGTGCCCTTAAAGGGGTATTTACAAATCTTGATCAAAATACACTCACATCTTTAAACCAATATGTTGCCGCCCAGGCAGTTTCTGCTTTAGGTGCTAATGTGAGTGCTCAAGGACTTCTCTCAAGATCTACTGGACAAGTATTAAACTCTAACTTAGAACTCCTCTTTCAGGGTGTTAATCTAAGAAGTTTCCCATTTACTTTTGAATTTGCTCCTAGAAGTGAACCAGAGGCATATCAAGTTAAACAAATCATTAGAACTTTTAAACAATCAATGTCACCAAGAAATGGTGGTGCTGGTAGTGGAACAAATACAAATGCTGGTTTATTTGTTGCTTCACCAAAAGTTTTTCAACTTGAATATAGAAGTGGAAATAAACCACATCCATTCTTGAATGTCTTTAAACCGTGTGCTCTCTCTGATATAAGTATCAACTATACTGGATCAAATACATATGCAACATATGCAGATGGTACTCCAGTTCATATGACAATGTCTTTAACTTTCAAAGAGATTAATCCAATTTACTTTGAAGATTATGATACAGAAACAGGAAGACAAGGAGTAGGTTACTAAAATGGGATACTTTAGAGAACTGCCTGATTTACAATATCAGTCTCCATTACCTCACAAAATATCTTCTCTAGATTATGTGAGAGTAAAGAATCTATTTCGTCGTATTCAAATTCGTGAAGATTTACAAGATAAGTTTGTCTTATTCAATAAGTATCAGATACCAGAAGGTGCAAGACCTGATACTGTTGCCGAAGAGTTTTATGGTAGATCAGATTATGACTGGGTTGTTCTATTAACATCAGGAATTACCAGTGTAAGAGATCAGTGGCCACTTTCTGATCGTGATATCTACAGATTTGTAGAAAGAAAATACACCGTTCAAGATATGAACGATATTCGTTATTATGAAACAACTGAAGTCAAAGATTCAAAAGGAAGATTAATTCTTCCTTCTGGTCAGGTTGTAGATTCAAATTTCAGTATACCAGATCCAGATAATAAAAATAATATTGATTTAAATCCAGTAGTTGGTGTTACCAATTATGAATATGAAGTTCAGAAGAATAATGAAAAGAGATCGATTTATTTACTAAAACCAGGATATCTACAACAGTTCTTGAATGATATGAGAGACATTATGAACTATGATCCAAGTTCCCAATACGTTAATAATAAACTAATCAAGACGGAAAACACTGGATTAACTGGTCCATAAAAGATCTAATTTCTTATCAAACATCATTACATAACGGTGCTTACGGGAGCGTTCTCTCCATTCTCCTTCAACACCTTTTACTTTACCTCGTGAGTGCTTAGTTCCGTCTGCATAATAGAAATCTTTCTTTGCATCTGTGAGACCTGCATATGTGAAGTTACAAGCACGATAGATTGTGCCGCCATGAAAATCACTATCAGCATAAGAGATGATTGCTCTAACTTCAGTATCTTTCCGAAGTTGTTTAATCGTTCTTGATACAAACCAAGAAGTGATGTTATACTCTTCTGATTGTGTGTCAGGATGAATGCAGAGTCTTGACAGTTCAAAGAGTCCTTGCTGTTCATTTCGCTGTAGACCAAAGGCACCTTTTGCAATTTCAGGAACAGGAAGTCCAGTAAAGATACAAACTCCCTGAAGTCCACCAATGTTTAAGGGAGAAAACTCATTTTTCTTAAAGAGACCATAGTTATAACCAGACTTGAAACCTTTGGAAATATCCTTAAGATAGTGATATTTAAGCAACAGTTCTTCTGCTTGTTTTTTAGAAATCTTTTCAATATAAAAATCAGATTTCATAAAAAAAAGGGAGAAGGTTTTTCAACTTCCCCCCATTATAGCACAGATACCTTACTCTGCCAACTTTGCGAAATATGACATTGTGTCGTCATCGTCCTCATCATAAGAAGAAGACTTCGAAGAAGAGAGATTGCTCAGTTCAGTGCGGAGATCTTCATCGAGATCTTGAACTGTTCCACGAGAAGTTTCTTCCTCATCAGCAACCTCAGGATCCTGACGACGAGAACCCTTGTTACCAAGAACATAATCAAGACGCTTCTTCAGTTCATCATAGGTCTTGAACTGATCGGGAGCAACAAGTTCTGCAAGAGAATACTGCCTCTTCCAGATTGCTTCCATCTCATCATCATCGTCCAGAAGAGCACCTTGTGCAGCAAACTCACTGGAATCATAATTACGGTAACCAGCAACGTTCTTTGCCTTCAGTTTGAAGTTAGCACCTTGCCAGAAGTCAAAGGGATCAATTGCTTG